CACGTAAGTTTGCTTATATTCAACATCCTGTAAAAGGCAAATTATTGTTTGATCCTTTCACATACCAATCACGACTTCTTGAAAGTTATCACAATCATAGATTTAATGTAAACATGTTACCAAGGCAGACTGGTAAAACTACTACTGCCGCAATATATCTAGCATGGTATGCAATGTTTCATCCAGATCAAACTGTATTAATTGCCGCACACAAGTATACAGGCGCACAAGAGATTATGCAACGTATACGTTATGTGTATGAATCATGTCCAGACCATATTAGAGCAGGAGTTACAAACTATAACAAAGGCTCAATGGAGTTTGAAAACGGATCACGTATTGTTAGTGCTACAACAACAGGCAACACAGGACGTGGTATGTCCATATCATTACTATACTGTGATGAGTTTGCATTTGTTAACCCTAACATTGCAGAAGAATTTTGGACATCAATATCACCTACACTAGCAACAGGTGGTCGTGCTATTATTACAAGTACACCTAACTCAGACGAAGATACGTTTGCTGTTATTTGGAAACAATCACAAGACAAATACGATGCACACGGTAATGAACAACAAGTAGGCATAAACGGATTTCACGGATTTACATGTAGTTGGGATGAACACCCTGACAGAGACGAAGAATGGAAAGTTGAAGAAATTGGACGTATTGGTGAAGAAAAGTTTAGACGAGAGTACGGTTGTGAATTCTTAGTATACGATGAAACATTAATTAATAGTATCCATTTATCAACTATGGAGTCAATGGATCCTCTAATGAATATGGGTCAAACACGTTGGTATGCAAAACCAAATCCAGATCAAAATTATGCAGTAGCACTTGATCCAGCAATGGGTACTGGAGGCGACTATGCCGCAATTCAAGTATATGAACTTCCAAGTTATAAACAAGTAGCAGAATGGCGACACAATGAAACACCTATACCTGCACAGATTAGAATACTAAGAGATATTTGCACACATATACAAGATAGTTGTAAAGGAACCGGATCTAATATTTACTGGAGCGTAGAAAACAATAGTATCGGAGAAGCGGCACTTATTGTTATAAATGACTTCGGTGAAGAGAATATACCCGGACTATTTGTAAGTGAACCAATGCGTAAAGGACATGTACGTAAATTCCGTAAAGGATTCAATACTACACATGGTACTAAAATTACAGCATGTAGCCGTTTAAAAACTATGGTTGAAAATAATAAGATAACTATTAACAGTGGCCCATTAATTACTGAACTAAAGAATTATGTTGCTACAGGTACTAGTTTTAGAGCAAAACCGGGAGCTAATGATGACTTGGTTAGTGCTACTTTACTTGCATTAAGAATGATGGCTGTAATGAAAGACTGGGATCCACGTATATATAATACGTTTACACAAGCAGAAGGAGAAGAATCATACGAACCGCCGATGCCAATTTTTGTTAGCGGTTATTGATAAATATTAATATGAAAAACCTTGAGACTATTGCAGACGAATTATTTAATAAGATACGTGGACGTTTTCCTAGCATTACAGTAGGAAACGAATCTGCTGAAATAACTAACAAACCGAAAGAAGCTAGATTTTTTGAATTTGACTTTTCAAGCGGTAAAAAAGTTAGTGTAAGTATTGACGAAAAGGCACTCACAGTAATGTATGGTCAAGACTTATTTGCAGAAGATGAACATGTGCTTAAAAGCAAATGGTTTGATCTTTTAAAAGAATTAAGAGTGTTTGCAAAAAAGAGAATGTTAAATTTTGATACAAGAGACATTACAAAATCAAATCTAGATAAAAGAGATTATCAATATCTAAGCACGGAGAAACAAATGAGCGAATCAAAGATGTATGGAACTAGTAGAACTAGTTACCAAGATATCGGAACAGCAAGATTAGTTGTAAAACATGCTGGCCCAGTTAACCACGAAAATGCCGCAGGACGCACACAGAATGTACACAGCATTTATATTGAAAGCGAAGCAGGCGAAAGATTTAAATATCCACTAAGACACATGAATGGTGCAAGAGCAATGGCTATGCACGTAAGTGAAGGTGGAAATGCATATGATGATTTCGGTAAACATATTACTGGACTATCAGAAGAATTAAACAAACTGCGTAAATTTAAGACATACATGAATCGCTCAAGTGTAATGGCTGAAGGTTTATCAGGATACATGGACGTTGTAAACGAAAGACTTGCCGCTGTTAAAAAGACAGTTGAGTCTCTACAACGCAAAGCATATTATACAGAAACATTTGCAAACTTCGAAACTACCGTGCTTGAAGAAGTTCCAGAAGATGTTTCAAATACTTGGATTGACGAACTTACTATTAGACAATTTAACGAAGAACTAAAAGGTGTATTTCCATATGTATACAACTTAGTAAAAGAAGCAAACAAAGTAGAAGAAGTATCGCCAGAAGAGTTACTAGGCGAAGAAATATCTATAATGGAAGAAGAATTAAGTAAATGTTGTGATGCTCCAATAAGCGACGGCCCAGGTGATGCTGAAGGCAGATGTACTAGTTGTGGTGAAGTTGTGAGTGTTGATGAAGGTATGGGCGGGGAATATCACTGTAAAGATTGCGGAGATGTAATGCACAAGCCAACTACTTCATGTGGACACGATGTACATGATGAAAATGGCGATCATTGGGTTGATGATAACGGCAACGGTATTCATGATGCAGACGAAGGCGTAATTGATCCACAAACTGCATATGCTGAAAAGATGGATGCTATTATTGCACAATCAAAACATGAACAAGAGCCAGGAAAAAAACAAATGATGACGGCAGAAGAGCAACAAGCAATATGGGAAGAGTTTTCTAAGTGTGCGGCTGATGCGGCAATGAACGGCGAAAAAATGTTTATGTTTGCAGGTAAAAAATATAAAACTACAATGAGCAAACTAAACGCTGAAAAGATATTAGGCAAAACAACAGACAAACTTACAGCCGAAGACCAAAAACTACAAGAAGCACTACCGTTACTAGGATTCCTAGTACCAGCGGCAGGTGCGGCACTAAGAACGGTTGGTCCTAAAGTTTTACCAAATGTAATGAAGGGTGTGAAAAATATCTGGAATTGGTCAAGAGCTAATCCAATCAAAGCAGGTGTTGGAGCAACAGCGGCGGCTAATCCAACTGCAACAAAAGACCTAGCAGTAGGAGCAGTAGACACTGCGGTAGGTATTAAAAAAGGTGTTGATAAAATAGGCGATGTTGCTGACGGTGCTGGCGAATTAATTGGACAAGCAAAAACAGCAATTGATAGTGCAGGCACTACAGTTGCAAATACAGCAGATGAGCTAAAAACAATGGCGGCCGGAGCATTAGATAATATTCCAGATCTATCCAAAGTTGCAAGTATGGCAAAACAATATGCTGTACCAGCGGCAGTAGTAGTTGCACTATTACTAGGTGGACATAAAGTTTATAAAATGTTTACAGGTGATGATGACAAAGAAAAAAGAGATGATAATGCTACAACAATCGACATCAGTCCAAAAGGAAACGGTGACGAATTGAAGCAAAAGAACGAGATTCCATTAGATGAATTCATTAAAGGTATGTACGATTATACTAGTAATGCTTTCCCTAAAGGTGAAACAGCGGTCTTAACAGCAGTACAAAAACAGTACGGTGATGAGATGGTTGACGAAGCACAAGCAGTAATGACAGACTTATTACGCTTGCAAGATACTGAAATGGCACGTATCCAAGCCCTAGCAGGACTAAGATAACCAAATTTCAGAATAAAGTCAAAATAAAGGTTGACTTTATAAGTACAAGAGTGTATTATATATAAAGTAATGCACATTTAGGCAATACAAAACAGCTATAAGGCAATAAAACACATAGGAGGCTTATATTATGGCAACACTAGCAGAAATCAGAGCTAAACTGAAAGAACAAGAAAGCAACACTGGCGGCAATCGCTCGTCAGGCGGTGACAACGCAATTTTCCCATTTTGGAACATGCAAGAAGGACAGAGTTCAACTCTAAGATTCCTTCCAGATGGAGACGACACAAACACTTTCTTTTGGAAAGAACGTTTGATGATCAAACTTCCATTTGCAGGAATTAAAGGTGAGACAGACTCACGTCCTGTACAAGTGCAAGTTCCGTGTATGGAAATGTACGGACAAACATGCGATATCTTAAATGAGGTACGTGCATGGTTTAAAGATCCAAGTTTAGAAGACATGGGTCGTAAGTACTGGAAAAAGCGTTCATACGTATTTCAAGGGTTTGTAACAGAGAATGCTCTTAATGAGGATTCAACACCAGAGAATCCTGTACGTAGGTTCATAATTGGTCCACAAATTTTCCAAATTATTAAAGCGGCACTAATGGATCCGGACATGGAAGAATTACCAACAGATTATACTGCTGGTGTAGACTTCCGTCTTAATAAAACATCCAAAGGTGGTTATGCAGACTATTCAACATCTAACTGGGCACGTAGAGAGCGTCCATTAGCAGATGCTGAAATGAATGCAGTTAATGCAAATGGTTTGTTTAATCTAAGTGATTTCCTTCCAAAACAACCTTCAGAAGTTGAAGTAAAAGTTATGAAGGAAATGTTTGAAGCATCAGTTGATGGTGAAGCATATGACATGGATCGTTTTGGTCAATATTTCCGTCCAGCGGGAATGGCGGCAAGAACAGGTGATCCACAAAATAGAGCGGGTACTCCTGCTCCAGCAACACCACCAGCGGCACCAGCGGCACAAGCAACTCCAGCACCAGAAGCGGCACCTGCTCCAGTAGCAGAAACTGCTCCGGCAACTGAAGCGGCACCGTCAGGTAAGGCTGAAGACATTTTGTCAATGATTAGAGCACGTCAATCATAAAATAAACAAGATTCGTAGGGGAGAAATCCCCTACTAGCTTTTAACAAGGAGAAACTATGGCTAAATCATTTGATGTTAGTAAGTTCCGTAAGGACCTAACAAAAAGTATAACAGGTATGAGTAGTGGCTTTAACGATCCTACAGATTGGATCAGTACAGGCTCATATGCACTAAACTATCTTATTAGTGGTGACTTCCACAAAGGTGTTCCATTAGGTAAGGTAACAGTGTTTGCAGGAGAATCAGGCGCAGGTAAAAGTTATTTCTGTGCAGGTAACATTGTAAAACACGCACAGGATCAAGGCATCTTTGTAGTATTAATTGACTCAGAGAACGCACTTGACGAAAAATGGCTACAAGCATTAGATGTAGACACATCAGAAGAAAAACTTCTAAAACTTAACATGAGTATGATTGATGATGTTGCTAAAACAGTATCAACATTTGTAGCAGACTATAAAGCAATGGCTGAAGAAGACAGACCAAAAGTATTGTTTGTGGTTGACTCTTTAGGTATG